TACTGTGCATCATCGGGATCAGGGATCAGTTCTGGTTGTCACGCTTTTATTCAGGTAGAATTTAAGTTAATATTCAACCAGAAGTTGTCCCAATTAAATAGCGATTAATCGCTATTTAAAATCTTTTACAACATTATATCGTGGCTTGCTTTTTCTAGTGTCTGATTGGTGTCTCATACCACCAAGCAAAGCAATCTGCTGGCCAAACCATCTAGCACCAGAAGCATTTGGCATAACTATACCAGCTCCGACTAATGTTTTAAATAACTCATTTATTTCTTTTATATTCATAGATCAACACTATATAAGATTTTATAAGAGAAGTCAATAGGCAATGTGTCCGTTTTGGGTTTTGCCTGCGACAAAATAGTTCTTGACAAATCCCATATTATCTTATATACTAGGGGCGGGTGGTCGGGATATATAGAGAGGTGTGTGCAACCATAGGTTGAATCTTTTTTTAAAATAGTTGTTGACATTTAATCTTATATAATGTAAGATTATATTAAATCAATAAAGGAGAATAAAAATGCAAACTAAAAATAAAACACTTGCAGATGAAATGTTTGAACACGCAAATATGATTAATGATGTTTCAACAACTGCAAATCTTTATGGAAAATTATTTGCTTTACAAGAAATGCAAATTTATGTACTTTCTGAAATTAAGAAAGTAAAAGAGCAAATAGAAAGAAAGGAAAAAAAATGAGTAGAATAAGACTGAACCAGGAGTATCGTAATAAGATACATAATAGATTGCGTGTTCACGCAGAACAAGAAGACACACAAGAAAAAAGAAAGTATGATGAACTCAAAGCAGAACAAATTGAGTTAAATGACAATGCGTGGAATTTAGCAGAAACTATTGTCAGAAAACATTATACTCCTGAAGATGTTAAA